CAATATTCTTTATTACTTGTTCAACTTCTGGGTTTATTTTTTCCCCCGCAGGTATGTCCTGTAATTTCCTATTAAAATTTTTACAACGAAAATTACAACCAAACGTTCTTAAAAATACACTAGGAACGCCCATATAACGCCCCTCGCCTTGAATACTATAAAACAATTCACTTACTTTAATTTTATTCATAATAATCTCCTAATAACTAATAGTAGTATATTTAGTTATCGTTGTCAATATTTGGATCTATTTCTTCCGCCAATTTGTTCTTTTTTGGTAACTGAATTATTCTTTTATTTACATCTACCTGATCCAGTTGCTTTTTTAAATAATCCAAAAACTGATTATTAAATTCGCCCCCATCATGTTCTTGCGTAATAATTGCATCCAAGTCCATATTTTCTATCATCTTGTATTTAGTTACCTGCATCTTCTTTTCTTTTTGAATTCTTCGTAAAAAGGCAAAATAAATGATCTGGGTATAGTAGGCAAAAGGATTTGAAGATTTTGCTGGATCAAATTTGGCAACAGCAGTTAGACAATTCTCAATGCCATCACTTATCATATCGTCTTTAAAAGTATAATTAATAAAATTAGATTTGTATGATAAATGTGTTGCAATCTTTATAAAACATTCACCTATGTAATTAGGTACCTGCGGTTGAAGTTTGCCTTCTGCAGAAGCCTTATCAATTTGATCCCTATATTCAATTAGTGCTTGTAAAAATTTCTTGTTATCTACATAATGTGAAGATACGGGAATGGGTTCACTAATGGATTGTGTATCCTTCAGAGTTAAATCTTTTGATTTCTTCTTTGCTACTTTCATCATCTTCCTTTGTATTTTTAGCAATATTATTTAGCATATCAACCAATTTAACATGATCCTGCGATGATAATTGATTATTTTTAATTTCTTCCACTTCATCTTCTTTTTCTTTAATCAAAAAATTTAAATACCCTTCTCGTAATTCTTCTTCTATATCAGAGGAAACTATAATGGTATTAATAGGTATTTCAAATACTGTTTCAGTAGAAAATCTAATCCAAGGTTGAAATACGTAACCCTCAACTATACTCATGCCTCTGGGATATCGTATAGGAGTCAATATAACTGGATCAACGATACAAATAGTATTATTATCTCTAAGTTTTGTGCAATCATTATCTGTAGTACAAATTATATTATCACCATTAGTTAATTTTAAATACTTATAATAGAGGTTGGATGTACTCATTGAATAGGTACCTTTACTAGTTTGTAATCAAAATGCTCATCATTATAAATTTTAATACGCTCAATCATATGCAGTAACGTAAAATTTTTCTTAGATTTCCAAGATAAATCGTCACCTATATCATATAGATTACAAGAGTCTTTAGTTTCGCTTGTTCTAAGTCCTCTACCGATTGATTGCAGATTCCTCACTCTAGACTTGCTAGGTGAAGCAAAAATAATATTGTGCAAATTCCTAATATTTATTCCTGTCGAGAATGTCCCGACCGACGCTACTATTATAGCACCATTTTCTAATTCTGTCAATTGTCTAACATTCTCACGTTGTTCTGTATCAGTGCCACCATAAACAAAAAACACTTGTTTACCTTGGGCTTTTTCCAATATCATTTCATACAATTGTTTTCCATGTTTTTCTACAAATTGAAATAGCACCAAAGTATTTCCCTTTTGGTTTAAAGAAAGATTTCTAATAAACTTATTCCTCGGAGCATATTGAACCAAAAAATCCATCTCTTCTTGATAAGAACACCCTCGCATACTTTTTCTTATTTCATCTGTATATTCCAAAATTAGATTAGTAATTTTTAGATCAGCTAATGTTTTATCAGTTATAAGTTTCTTAGTAGTAGTGACCTTGTAGACAGGACCAAATAGTCCCTCCAATACTAATTTATGTGTTTTTGTTCCATCTAATGTGCCGGTGGTTCCTATACGGTATGGACTTATCGTGCACTTATTAAGAATACCTGTTAAACTTTTTGCCTTAAAAAGATGTGCCTCGTCTCCAAATATTACTTTAAACTCAGCGAAAAATTGTTTCGGCATCTTGTAGATAGATTGCCATGTACTAATAACAACATTGTAATCATTTAATTTTTCATGTCCGCCGTATATTCGTCTACAATTTTCAGATGTTTTCCATTCATTTATTCCTGAATAGTCTTGAAAATCTGAGTACATCTGCTCCACAAGGCTTGTTGTAGGAACAAGAATAAGTTGTCGTCTTCCGTATTTTTCATGCCAACGTATGAGGCAGTAAATAATAAGAGATTTCCCCGAACCAGTTGGCGATAATAATAAGCGTCTTCCGTTGACAATTGCCTGATAGATTGCATCTATCTGATATTCTCTTATTTCTATTTGTTTGCCTTTTGATGTAACGTTCAAAGAATTGCAAAACTCTTTAATGTCTTTATATGTAATTTCGTCAAAAGATTTTCTATATTCAGATTCATCCAAGTCATAATCACGTTCCTCGGCAAATTTCTTTACATAATCAAGTAATCCTACATACAGTTCTTTAGTAATCATAGAAAATAAATGAACTTTACCATCCCAAACTTTTGATCTATACAATGGATGAAATTTGGCACCCGGAACATCAAAGGAAAAATAATCATTTAATTCTTGTGCTATGGAGGGATCAGTATCCACTATAATATGGACTTCATTCTTTTTTCTAATAGTAATTTCAGTCATTACATCAAACCATTAGTAAACTTGTACCACTCAATACTGGACTTTATGTCCCATGTTCTTGAATTGATAGATCGAATAATTTGCTCAAGATGATAAAGCACAGTTTTAAAATATTCTATCTTATCTGTTAAGGCAATTAAATCAACGTCACCTTGCAGGAATTCATCAATTTCATTTTTTAAAGGTTTTGCCCCCTGCCATTGAATCCATCCTTCCTGCTCCAATTCATCTTTACTCATTTCTCCCCGATAGTATCGATATTTCTTTCTTCTGCAGTTATAATAATCTGATTCTGCTTTTCTCAAATTAAGTCTGGTAGAAGAAAGAAAATTAAGATACTTGGCATGCAGCGTGGGCACACGAGCTGATTCTTTGCCTAGGTTTGTTTCATCAATTTTACAGTCTTCAGCCCAACTTTCCTGAAGCTCTGATAATTTCATAATTTTTACTGATATTGAATAATAAGCGAGGGGTTTCCTGCGAAACAGAATGAACCATAGTGATTTAAACTAATTGTTGGATCTAACCAAATATCTCCACCAATATCCTGCCATCGACGACAGAATGTGTAGTCCTCAGATAAATACCTACGATCTACTGGATCAATCATTGTATCAAATATTGCATAAAAATGATCAGATAGATCATTGTTTAGTTGGACATCATTATTGTATTTTAATTCTGGATATGCTTTGATAAGTTTCAAAATTGCCTGACGCTTGATCATCATGAAACCTGTACCTGCATCATGTAATTTAACTACTCCGCGATCCACTGCAATTGATCTACTTTCTTTGTTTATAAATTTGAAATTAACAGCATAATCTGCACCCATTGCTGCGATATTGGCACCCTCTTTTACTTTTTCGGGATCATTTTGAATTGTATCTTTGATTCTATCCCAATTAACCCCTTTCTTGGGATATGCACCCACACAAACATCTCGATTATGAGCATAAAGTTTAAGAATATCATCCACATTAAATTCAATATCTGCATCAATAAACATTAGATGGCTATAATCAGACGCTAAAAAATATGCCAACAATACGTTTCTTGCTCTTGTTACCAGTGATTCGTTTGCAATTGTGCCAAAAGCCAATGGCACTCGATGCTGATTAAAAAATGTCATCATTTTGATAACAGATCTAAAATATGGTTCTGTTAATGCTCCACCATAACAAGGAGTGGCGATGAAAAATTTATTATTTCTTAGTTCATCTATACTAATAGATATCTTGCCTTGATTATCTACAGTTGTGGGTTGCATGTTTTCTGCAGTTGGATCAATATTTTCTGCCATAATTACCTCAAAATTTATAGGGGGTTAATATCAAAATACTTATACTTGAATGATGCGATTCCTATGAAAAATGGAACATCGTTTGTAGTCACATCAAAATCTAAAGCTTCTACGGAAATCGGGAATAAATCATAAAATATGATATCAGTTTTAGGATTGTTTGTCGAGTCTAAAATTGTCAAAGTTGCATCTGAGTAAGCCATTCCATCTGTTCTTCTGCCACCCTGCGAATAAGGAAAACGATTTTCTCGTTTTTGAACAAAACTAGTAAATTGTTTGTGTTCTTTTGGAAAACCTAAAGCAATTAACCAACCAAATAATTCAAGATAATTGGACATATCTTCTTGAATTAAAAATCTTATAGTAAAATCCCCAAAATTAACTTTATCGCCTACTATCGGTATGTCAACAAATGGAGTCGGTTGAATAGCATTGCCTAGTTGCAATGAAGGCAAATTAGCAGATTGACAAGTATATGCCACATAGGGCATTTCTTTTATTATAAATCTAAAACCATTGGGTCTTAGATAATCATAGGTAGTAACTCTATTATTGTAATACGAATCTTGTAATATTGATATATTTGCTGTATATGCCATCTAATCTCCTTCACTATATTTATAAAGATAAAAAAAGGGGGATTTTACTCCCCCTAAATCCGATCTTCGTCGGCTCAATATTACATCAAATTGGTAACCTTAGTACGACGATAGTACTGATTACGATTTGCTGTAAAGGTTGATGCATCCACATCGCCGTTAGCTTGTACAACATATGGATTCGCAATTAGACCATAACGTGTCTTAAAGCCAATCTTTGGCTGGAAGCTGTTAGGATCGACCGCACGAACCATTTGAAGAGGAACATATGGGCAATAAAATAAACCAGCATCATATGGGCTAGAACCTTTATAACCAACGACATAAAACTGATTACTTGCACCAAGGTTAGCAGAATATGGGTCAACATAAACACGAAAACGCCCATTCAGAACACCAGCAAAGGTATTACCGGTATCATCAACATTTAAACTTGTAGAAAGTGCAGGGGCATAATCAAGAACACCGGCCATTGCTAAAGCAGATGCTACATCTGCAGAGCAAACAATGATGTTACCCTTTCCTCTACGAGTATCTTGGGCAATATGATTAGCATCGCGTTCGATATTAAACAATAAGCCCTTAAAACGCTCAACCGACCAACGTCCATTTGAATCAACATCTAAATCAAATGTTCCTGCAGTTGCTGTAGCAGGAGAACCTGCCTTAGCTACAGTATAGATCAAACGAACGATTTCGCGATTGATTTCAAACATAAACTCTTGAGAGAGAATATTTGAAAGTTCTGCCTCGGCATCAAGACCATGAATTGCTTTCAAGTCTTGTGCAAGTTCTACAGTATACTCAGCTTTCAATGCACGAGTCTTTGCAGTAACCGTGGTCTTATCGATACTAAAAGACATATCGTTAAATGCAGCATTACCTGTGGTACCTAATTGCTCACCATACGCTGTGGTCATACCACCGGCAGTCGTATAAGGTGAATCAACTGGATTGGTACCTACATGCGCAGGGCTATTGGCTCCTGACACCATCGTGTTGGCTTCATTGTACAATGCTTCCAACGTAGGATCAGTATTGGAACGACCTGAACCAACGTGAGCACGCATTGCAAAAATAAGTCCTGTAGGTCCCGTCATAGGCTGGACACCGCAAATATCATATGCCATAAGATTTGGCATAGAACGACGAACCAATCCAATTAAAATAGGATCATACGTGTCGATTCCGCCGGTCGATTGAATATTATTTGAAGCAGGGCCCTCAAAAAGAGACATACGCTCTTCACGCAAAGCTCTTTCCTGATTTTCTAAAAGAACAGAAGTGACAGCTTTCTTGTATACATCTTTGATTTCGGGAAGATCTGGATGCTCAAGAATAACTTGCCATTTCTTTTGTAGTTGTTCGGATAAAAACATTTATTACTCCTTAGTTATTTTTTTATTGTTCTTGATAGCGCTTTGGCATATCTGGATACAGTGCTATCTTCGACAAGGGTTTCAATGGGGGATTCTGAATCTTCCGTAATTGATGTGGATGCTTGTTTAACACTGTTATTCTTTGGAAAATAATTTTCCTTAATTACAGAAACTTTTTCCGTAAATAATTCTTCATTTTCAAAATCAACGCCTTCTAATAGCTTCACTAATTTTTCAGCTTCAGTGTCAGCTAAATCTTTAGATATATTTTCTAAAACAGAATGACGCTTTAAAGAATCAAGTTCTTTCTTTAATTCTATGCTATTATTTAATGCCTCATCAAGTTTAGATTCAAGAGTATCTGCTTTTTCCTGAAGTTCTCCTATAACATTATATTTTTCTTCAGGAATCTCAATATAATGTTCTTTAAATAAGGATTTCATACCTACTATGAAATCCTCGGCAATTTCCGTACGTAATCCATTTTCAATTGCTAATTCGTTCTCTATCATCCATTGTTCAACGACATAATTTAAAAATGAATCAATTTTTTCAATCATATATTCTTTGGCTTCCACAAATTCTTTAACTTTTTGCTCTTCCAATTGTTCAACAATTTTTTCCATTTCAGAATTAACTCTAGCAACAACAGCTGCTTCAAAAATAGAGGTTGCTCTATTAGCAAAGTCCTCAGAAACATCTTCACCAAAAATTGATATAATTTGTTCTTTCAAACTAGGTTCTTCCGTGCTTTCTTTTTGTACATTACCCGCACTATTTGGTTGATTAACAGCATTTGCTGGATCACCGATAGTTGTAAAATTGGGTGTTGTGCCTGGTCCTTTAGCTGATAAAGAATTTTTCGAAACTGAGGTAGCTGCTCTCATACCTTGATTTGGTTCTTCTTCATCTCTAACATCTATATTTGCCTTCTGAGACGAGCCCTGCATAGGATATGTTGCATCACCGGCATTTGCTGGTTTGATACTTGTATCCTTAGCTACGGAAGTAGATCCCATTGGCTGTGCACCTTCTTCCGACAGAGTCTCGGCGTCAGTTGCTTGAGCTTTAACTCGCTCCAGCAATTCTTTAATTTTAGAGTCGACTGACATCCTTCTCTCCTATGAGTTATTAATCTAACTTTAATATTTATAAAAAATGATTACTTGATATTTTTTAAGAATGCTTCGAATAATTTTAGTTTTGTTTCAGCTAATTTTTTACTTGAAGCATTTTTAACTATTTTCTGTGCCGTTTCTATTTGTATAGTTTTCCAAATACCATTTTCACAAATCCATTCTGCATTTTCCATTATGCCCTCTACAAAAGCATTAGGCGCAGAAGGATCAGCGACAATATCCACGGTAGCTAGATGAAAATCATCTTGTACTTCGTTTACGCCGTTAACATCTTTAAGAGAACCCAATCCCCTAGACGAAACTCCCAATTTCACACCCTCTTCTATAAAATTTTTAGCAATTTTTCCCATGGGCGTATCTAAAATTTTAGCAGTGCCTATAATATCGTTTCCTGCCCATTTTAATTCAGTTATTAGATGAGATACTTGATTCAAATTAATTGTAGGATTTGGAGGGTGCCCCAATTCTCCTAAAGATCTTTTTTCATCTATCAAAGATTGATAACGAGCAATTTCTTTTTCAAGAATAGGTTTACGATATATTCTCCCATTACGATTTTCCTGCTCTGATTGCATAAAGATACCTTTAATATAGGTACCCTTTTTACCACTGTTTTCTTCAGTAATATATTCAAGCTCTTGAGTTATTTCTTTAATAAGTTTCATTTAGCTTGTTACCTTGGTTAAAGGTTGCTGATTTGGTTCGGTAAATCCATTATTCTTAGTCAAACCTAGATATAAAGTGCCACCGCCTGAAGGTATCGTTACAGAAATATTAGCAGTGCTATTTGATGAATCTACGAATCCCATCATTTGACTCATAGACCAATTATCATTACCATGTAAAATCATTACATTTGCACCACTAACTGGTCTCTTAATAAGTATTGGAGCATTAACATCTGTACTGGTCCACAAAGCAGAATTAATAGTTACATTGGCACCGCCGGTATAACCACCAAAAGATTCATCTGCTAACGACAAATCTTTAATATCTAACGTATTAGTACCGTCACCTATAAATTTGACAACAGCTTGCTGCCTAACTTTTTTAAGAATAGAAATTGTAACAGGCATTACGTTATTTCCTTATATTTTTATTTTTCATAGCTCTCAATAATTTGAAATCATCTGCAGTTATTTTATCTTTTTCTGGTTCATGTAGATCAATCTTTTGTTGATTTTGATGCAATTTTTCACTTATTTCATTCTTTTTATGATTAATCTGATATTCCGCCATAAGAATATCTAAATCTTCAGTGAAAATAACTTCATCGCCATGCTCGAATCTTACAGTATACCATTCTATATTACCGTCTAAGTCTGGATCAGAATGTTGATCTTCCAAAACTATACCTTCGCCAAAAACATCTGAAAATACATGTTTGGTAAAATATTCTTTATTTTCATCTACTTCTTGTTTATTAAACATTAGATAATCATATGCTGAATCTAAATAATCTGCAGCCTTAGTTATTTTTGCTTGTACCCAACCATCAAGTTGTTTATCATCATTCATTATCATAGCAAGATCGGTTGCTTGCTTAGCAATTTGCATTAAATCGCCCCTGGCCATTCTGCCCTCATCATCCAAAGACTCATTCATTTTCTTATTTTTCATTATGGATTTGGCAATTTCATGAGCTTTTTTGATAGTGCTTTTTTCCAATGGAGGAGTATCTCCAGTAGACTTCATAGCTTGCGCCATCCCTATAGCATAAGGGCTACGAGATTTTGCTTCATCTATTTCTAATCTAAAAGAGGTAAATTTTTTCATTAATCTTCTCTCGAATAAATTGTTTGAGCTAACTCTATTTTTTTATTTTCTATTGCATCTGCCATTTTGGCACCAATAATATCTTTAAATATAGACTGAGCATCAGAATTTTTATCTTGTAATATTGTATCAACCATGGATCTAATTACGTCACTATGGTTATCAGATATATCAACATCAGTTGTCTCATTCTCTTTCATATTATCTCCTATTGTTGTGGCATAGCATTATTTATTGATGCTGAAGATGGACTTTCAGATTCAATTTGATTCTTTATATTTTCAATATCTTTTTCACTATAACGTAATACTTTTTTCATAATATATTCTTGACTAAAATATGTACCAACAAAGGGAGCCATAAGATTCAAAACATCTATTCTATTTCTTAAATTTTCGGCATCCTTTAATTCCGAATAGTATCTATCTTGCGCATAAACATAATTAATATCTTCTTTAATGTCATCCCAATCAGAATCTGTAATTATATTCTTCAATAGTAACTGTGTTCTGAGTATATCTTGAAATAATTCATTAAATTTTTTGCGAAGTTTATCTATAAACTTACCAAATCTTAATTCATCTCTAGTAATTTCAGCAGCACGACCAAAATTCATGCCGGAAGAAGGTTGTAATCTAGAAACAGGTACATTTAAAGATTGATATAATTTATTTTGAAAATAGTTTATATCATCAATTTGCCCGAGATTATCTCCTCCGGGTAAAGTAGTTATTTCTGTTCCTCTACCCCCTTCTCTTCGAGGTAACCAGAAATCCTCAAGCATTGACATAAATTTTCTATCATCTCTAATCTCACCTGTCTGAGAATCATATACGATTTTATTACGATACTTATTCATTACATCTTTTAGATATTGTTCTGCCTTTACTTTAGGCAAATTTCCAACATCTATATAAAATATTCTTCTCTCAGGTGCACGAGAAATTCTATAGATGACTAAAGAATCCTCCATCATTTTTAACTGATTTGCAGGTTTTATTGCTTTGTGTATATAACTTAAGACTATACTTTTTTCTAAATCCATTAATCCAGAAGAAACAAATGTAATCGTATCAGGAGATATTTTAATTCCCTGATTCATCCCTGGAACATTTCCATACTGTTGTGTATATTTAATTCCTTTATCATTGTAAATATAAAACTCATCAATTTTTTCTATTATGTCTATACCTTCTGGTGATTTCTTTTTCTTTACGTCTCTTACTTTTTTAATCTTCCGAGGGTCAATATATCTTAACTCAATCACTCCCTTTTTAGGATTTTTATTATCAATTATCTTTTGAAAATAAATTCTACCATCTATATACCAACGTCTAAAGTAATCTTGCCCTTTAGATTTAAATTCTAATTTCTTAAGTATACCATCGAATTCATTTCTAATACTAATTTTAATTTGTTCAGACAATTCTACACTATCCAAATTAATGTCCACTAGCTTTTCTATTTCTGTTCCGGCAATAGCTTCTGTTACTATTTCATCTATAGCGTTTGCAACATCAGCGTACATTGCGGTCTCTCTATACCGCGTAATAACATCCGATTCTGACTTGGCAGTAGCATCCAAATCTACATAAGTGCCGAAATATCCACCTCCCGCAACTGTAGATGCGCCATCATCTGAATCTGGAGTTACAAAGCTTTGTTTTCTAAGCTCCAGACTCGGCGCTTCATCTTTACTTATAGTATAACCAAATAATGTAATTGCCATATTGTAGAATCAATGATTATGCAAAAAGATTAGTAAAAGAAGATCCAGCAGTTTGAGATGTAACAAAATGCTGATACTGCCATGTTACAGTAAAAGTCGATATAGTATCGTTTGCACCAAAATCTAATCCCACGGGCGATACATCTATTGGAAATGCATTTACAATTTGATAACTTTTAATAACTTTTCCATTACGATCTAATTGAAAAACATCTAGATTTCTTTGATATTCCGCTGGATTTAATCTTCCTATTTTAACCACTAAATCATCCATACCATTCATCCATTGTTCCATGGCACCTCGAATAGACATATCTGCATCGTTAAGAATAGTAATTGTCCAGGGGGCAAATACTCGATCACCTGCAAATTTTACTTCACGTCCTCGATACAATACTATTGCTGGATTAACAGTTTGTCCTGGTAATTCAGCAACACTAACTAAATAAGGTGCTTGTCTTACTGCATTTGCCGCATTAGTTACATAAGTTGGGAAACTTAGTTGTACAGCAAACTGATTAGGACGAGTACCACCATTTACTAGCGCCGCTTTAAACTGATCTACATTAAATGTGGTTGCCATTTATTCTTCTCCCTTTATTATGCGCCAACTTCTTCAAAATTAATACCTGAACGTGTCGCAATAAAATTTAATTGAATAAAATTGATAGAGCGAGCAGGTTTGACAAAGATATCTGCCACAAATTCATTTCTATCAATTACCTCGCCTGTATTGTTCGTATCGTCGCAAACTACTTTAAAATCTGTAATACCACGACGACCTTGTACATCTCTAAGAAAAGGTTCAACTAAATTACGAAATTGTGCACGGGTGAACGCATCATTAAATTCAAACAACTGAAACTTGGCTGCTGTTGCAATTGCCTTTTCCAGCACTATAAACAATCTACGAACATTTATTCTATCGAACGCACTGGGTTTGGATAGAAGAGTCTTATCACCAAATAAAACTGTTCCTTGTCCAGGGAATGTTACAATCGGGTTTACACCTTTTTTATACAATGCATCTCTGTCTGCTTGTCTAGGCGAATAGGCAAGTTTAACAACATTCTTTATTTGCCCTCTATTTAATCCGGCAGGCGAGAACCAAGGATCTGTAGTAAAATCAGTTCTAACAACGGTACCAGCGGTGTCACCATTACATGGAACCCAGCGATAAACATCATTGTATCTATCGAACTGATACTTAAATCCCGAATCCATTACACCATATGATGAGGATGGAAGAGAATCCCTATATCCCGTAATATTAGTTGTTTGAGTGGAATTACTTGCAACTCCTACGACATCAGATTGTTCTGGTGAAACAAATGCTATACAATCTTTTCTAACCTCACAAACATTATTAATAACATAGGTTGCTACGGTAGAAGAGACTGCTCCTAAAGGAAGTAAGCTTACATCATATAATTCATCGTTAGCAAATTCAGCATATGCAGACAATATATTTGCATCTGATAAAATATCGTTACTTACACCACCAGAAAATGATAATTGCACATTAGCTGTTAAATTTCCAAATGTTCTTGATATTGCACTATTACCCCAATTGGATACAGTTAAATCTGTTGGGTGTGCGTTCCACCAAACATATTTAGAAGAATTATTCAATACGTTCTTGTAATAATTTGTAGATCCATCAAATTTCTTAGCATCAGATGCTTTTGAAACATTGGGGAATTTTTCTAAAACTGTTCCTGCAGTACCAGTCCAAGTACCGTCCTCATCAACAATAATAACATGCATTTCATCATACAATCCACCAGCATTGGTGACAAATGTAGATGTACCAGGTGCACTGTCAAAATTGGAAGCGTAATTCCAACTAGACCATGTATTTGCGTCAGCAATAGATATTTTTAATGCATTACCCAAAGATCCTGGATATTTGGCAATAGCCACACCATAGTTAACGTTATTGGTATAGGATCCTTCATAATTATTCAAATTAGTAACAACAATATTAGATGATGAATTAGCGTTTGCTACAGAATTTCTAGCTGTCGACTTATTTACAGCACGGATTACCTGAAGATTGTTACCATAAGATAGAAAATTTGCTGCAGTAAAAAAGGATTGGAAAGTAGTATCGTTTGGCTTACCAAACACCTCTACCAATTTGTTCTCAGAATCAATAGTTGTAACTTCATCTACAGGACCCCACTGAAAGGCGCCAGCAAAAGCTCCAGCTGTAGTCGATACTGTGGGGACAATAGATGTAAGGTCCTTTTCAGTGACTAGCACGCCCGGTGAAAGCTGAAATGCCATTTTGTTCTCCTTGTATATTTAAACACGTGTCATGTCAAACTAATTACTATTTATTTATAAATAATGATTTTTATACTTTATCACCATTTATTTTTAATCTTTTCCAATTCAGTATTTAAATCTTTATGAAACCATAAATCCGTTCCGCTTTGATCTATTTCCATTATATCTTCTCTTAGACCATCATCAAAAATACCAAAAGGTGTTAAATCTTCTTCAATATCTCTAATTTGATTTTGATACAAATCTAAACGTAAATTTGTATTGGTCATATCTTTAAAATAAAGTTCATTAGTCATCCATGCCATCAATACTAATGTCATTACAAGATCATCATGATAACCATCATCTGCAGCAAAGGATCCTCTGGTTTCTATAAATGTAGAAATCTCAGAAATGATATCTGCATCATGAATTAGTAATTTATTATTTTCTATCAATCCTTTTAAAATCGCACACCCTAATCTTTTAACTTGTTTAGTTGTTCTAACACCTAAAGTGGTATTTGATTTGAAACCAGCAGATAAATACTGACCATTTTTACCATCATACCCCACGGCAAGCACATTTTCATATTCTAAATCCATATACAAAGTATTTGCTATTTGTTGACCGTTATCATTAATCTCCACAAGCACAAATGCCTTATTATAATCATTGGCAACCTTGGCAATGATAGTGGGATATAACAAAGGATTTATTTTATTATCTTTATACTTTGCCACAATCTTATATGGATATTCTGTTATATCTATTACGGTAAATGCTGAAAAATCCCGCTCAACACCTCTAGAAGTATCAGCTATAATAGTATAAATATGATTTCTGCCTTCTAGTTTACCGTCAGAATTTTTAAATGCTCTAATGGGATTTTCTATAATATCCAAGCCATCTTTAGAATAAAGATAATGTTTAGCAGACATTCTTGCAATGACATCTGGGTTTATAAGTGTATTAGATGATCCTAAAAATTTACAAAGTACTTCTTGATTAAATTTTAGTTCACCTAGCATGGATTTTTGTTCTGCTGCCCATTTTTCCGTTCTTCCAGGAATTCTTGTATATGGAATAAACATAGGAACAAAACCATTGGTTTTTTGTTCAGCCTCATTCCAAAATTTCCAAAAGTGATTATATCCCATGGGTGTAGATGTCAATAAAATCTTCGTAGTTTCACCAGCAGAAATTGTCGGATAAACTGATGTAAAAAATTCGTCAGCAACAGTATTCGGAATAATAGCAGCTTCATCTATATACAGCCAGTTAACAGATTTTCCGCGAATACCAGATGTACTGGTTGCAGCAGTAAAAACCCTAGATCCATTTTCTAATTCTATATCTCCCTTATTCCATGTCTTTACACCTTGTTGCATCCAAATAGGTAAATGTTCATACATTATTTGATATCTATGTAAAACTTCTCTGGCAGAAGAAGATTTATTTGCCAAAACAGCAACAGTTTTATTTGATTGAAACAATGTGTACCAAAGAATACAAGCAGCAGCAGTTATCGTTTTGCCCTGTTGTCTGCCCTCCATTAGAATTACTTTTCTATTGTTAAGAATAGTTTCAACTTTTTCTTTTTGACAATCATATAATTTAAATAACACCAACCCTTGATCCAAAGATACTATATGGCAATAATTTTCAATGAAATATATTGAATCACCTGAACATTTAAGTAGTTCTTTTACCTGCTCAATAGTATATGAAATAGTAAAATCTATTGGCTTAAGATTAGGATTTCCCAGGTATGATTGTTTATCATTGGACATATGAATTGCAATCTTTATTACATTTTAAACAACTAATGTTTTGTCTATTTTTAGTATTATTCATTGTTTATAATTTTACCGTCGTCTTTCTTTAATAACTTTAACAATTCTTCAGTTGATCCAACAAATACATTATTAGTTTGACTATTTATTGCTGATTTTTTATCTATTTGTTCTATATCTTTGAGTTGTTTCTGTAACGCAAGTAGATCTTTTGCAACATCTGATACAGTTTTAATAAGTTGTCCAGCTACTTCAAATGATCTAGGATGTTCTGAATTTCTTGCTAAGTGAATCATTTCATCCAAAGTCGATTCACCCTTTACTATTAGATTTCTTAATGTACCTCTGGCTAGTTGGTAATCATTTTCCTTTTCAGATACTCTATCTTGCACCGGCAAGATTATATCGTCAGTTTTTAATGGTTCTATATTGAATAATGTATTCAATGTTTCCATATTCTTCATTAGAATTCCTCGAAGTTTTCATCAAATTCTATATCATCTCCAGGAACAGCTGTACTTGGAGTTGCTGTAACATCGTATTGTTGAATTCTACTTGATAAAGCAGCATCAGAAAAGGTATCTACAGCTACACGTCGTATTATGCCTTGTTTATTGACCGGACCATAAAAATTAAGTTTAACGGTAAAATTAAATGTCCAGATAATAGTTCTACGTGTTTCTAAATCTCCTTCATAATCGTCCTCAAAACTTACACCATCTAAAATGATAGGCAAATCATGAACAATAGACATAGAAGGTATAGCTTTTAATGTTAAATTAAAATCTGGATTAAAATAAGGTAGTATTTGTTCTACAATCTGTAAAGCATCATCTTGATTCTTTGAATAGGCATACAAATTAATACTCATATTATAGGGTGTCGGTGCATACTGAGCATTTAAAGTAGTTAATGTAGAATTCACTACTCTATTTTGTTGCACTAAACTGATTCTTCGTTGAGGGTCATATGCCAATCCAACCATTTCAAACGACATACGAGGCAGGGTTACTTGTTGTAGAGTTTCCTCTACTACAGGTTGCTGCTGTATTCTTGCCAAGAATTTTTGTCTAGGTGCGTATGCCAGAGGCACTCTAATAGATTGGACAACCGCACCAGCGGAATCCTTGCGATCAATGGTAATTTGATTAAACATATTACCAAAAGCTACTATTGATCTTCTTATGGTGCCCCAATAGAATTTACTAAGCATTATATACCTCACCAAAAGGATTTCTCTCAGTAAAATCTAGTATATCATTTATATTTGTTTCAAAGTTTTCATTATCAGCATTGGTATCAATAGTTATCACCGAATAATCTTCTTTAACTAAAACAGATTCGGTCTCATATTCTAACAAGAATTTATCACCCGATTCTAACAATAATTCATAATCACTAATGTTAAGAGAAGAAGATTTAATTTCTGCATCTATATCTGAATTATTAGTATCGAAATCTTCAGAGCTGTATTGAAATAATTCACATTGTAATTTAAAAATATAAAGTTGACCCACCTGAAAAAATGGATCAGTAGCAACAACTTTTCTTATTTCGAAAAAAGAATTAGTTAATGGAAAATAAATTAAATCTCCTTCTGCCGGTCTTAACTGCAGAACAGTATTTCCAGTTCTTCCTATTTCTAATTCCCAACGTCTTCTGGAAACTATAAAGGTTGCATTATCTCTTATTTCCAAACCAAATTTGGTAATTAGTTCACCGTCTCCTCCAAAACCATCCACATTTTCCAAATACATTTCAATGGGTAAAGCATTCTTATATTTGTTTAGAGTATCTTCATTTAGAATTTTATCCTCATTAATTTCTTTTCTGGCAATGTAATAGGTATCAAATCCGTAGATTTTTAGGCACTCGATTATTAAATCTTCGTGCAGATGACTCTCCGATCTGATACCCATCGGAATGCCTGATTGAAAATAATGATTTACTGCCATTGGTTAACTTTAGAATAGACTTTCTATAGACAAGGTGTTATTATTCTCTATGAGCCTGAGTGATAAGATTAACCCATTTGCATATCAACAGGTAATTCATAAGTATTTCTAGTTAATTCTTCAATTTCTTTAATTTCTTCTATAGCTTCATCAAATATGATTTGTCCATTTAATTGAACACCGCCTGGTAATTGTACTCCTGAAAACTTCTTGAGATTAGATCCCCATTGCTTTTTTATTAATGCAGTTGCATATTTCTTAAGAATTCTATCATTATAAACATCTGTATAAGTATCAGGATTTAGTACTCTGTAGCATTCGACAATTAAAAAATCACCAGCAGATATATCTGCTACCCAATCCATATCCACATATAAACGATTAGTATGTCTATTGAATCTAATAGGTTTTTGTCCAACTAATAACTGATTTAGTAATTCAATATGCTGTCTTACCATTGAATAGTAAATCATATCAGTAGACATTAAACTATACAAATCGTTTATTAAAATTTGATAACGAATATCAAAAATGTTTAATCCCGTTGTTCTATTGGTAAAGGGAAAAACTTTAGTGACACCTGTGATGGCATCTGATATTTCAAAATATTGTTGACTTATTACATTTGATGTAGCTTCTGCTTTTAGATAAACTAATTCAACAGCATCATAATGAAATTCTCTATAAAATTCCAATGCTTCATCAATACGATCTTCCAGCTGATCGTCATCGACATTAATTTCAATGACAGGATGCCCCAACTGTCTCAAACAGTAATCTATTAATTCTTGTCTTGAACTTGGATTCGCCATTTTCTTTCCGATAAATTAAAGTATTTATCTATTACGATTAACTCCACTTAATAATTACGATACCTGAACCGCCGGAGCCACCCGTATTAGGAGGATTAGCCCCGCCACCGCCTCCACCTGTGTTAGCAGTGCCAGCAGATCCGCTTGACCCAGCGTTACCCCCGCCACCTGTACCACCAGTACCGTAAGAGCCTGGGCTTGCTTGGCTACCGCCACCTCCTCCTCCTGCATAAGTTACTGAGGTGCCGCTTATAGATGACGCAGTTCCGTTGCCACCGTTTCCACCAATGGCGGGAGGCGTTGATGCGTTAGCACCTACAGCAGAAGCACCCCCACCTCCTCCTGCTGAACTGTTACCAGAACCTTCAGCCCCATTTCCTCCGTTACTTCCTTGGCTCGGTGATACAGAAGGGGTATTTCCAGCGCCTCCAGGTGAATTTCCACCAAGAACCCCGCCTCCACCACCTGAACCACCAGCCGAACCAGCTACAGTTCCAGCAGAGGGCTGAGATCCACCACTACCGCCACCAGCAGAAGTAATAGTAGAAAATACTGAATTGCTTCCGTTGTTTTTTGTTGAAGAGTTTGAACCTGTACCCGCTCCCCCAGCACCTACCGTAATCGTATAAGTAGTTCCGGCAGTTACAGAAAAACCCGTTCCCGTTCTAAAGCCACCAGCGCCGCCACCACCAAAGCTACCACCTCCACCACCAGCAACAACGAGGTAATCCACACTCGACACACCCGGAGGAGCGGTCCACGTTCCTGACGTATTAAAGATGGCTGTGCCACCACCTGATGGCATGAGGTATGCAATACCTACGATACCGGAGCCGCCTGCGCCAGAAGCTCCCGGATTTCCGCCTCCTCCACCGCCACCACCTGTATTTGCAGTGCCAGATGTTCCTGCAGCTCTAGTTCCACCGCCACCGCCTCCACCTGCTCCGCCTGTTCCTCCAACCGAAGGAGATCCGCTTTGTACCGCGCCACCGCCACCGCCAGCGTAAGTTACCGAAGAACCAGAAATAGAAGAAGCCGTCCCCGTTCCACCGGCACCTCCATTATTAGGAGCGGTTGTTTGAGCAGCTCCGCCAGCTCCGCCAGCTCCGCCGCCTCCACCGCCATTACTTGAGTCTACGCTGTTTGTCCAGCCAGCTCCGCCATTATTGCCTTGAGAAGGTGATACAGAAGGTGTGTTTCCAGATCCAGCAGATTCAATTCTATAACCCCCACCACCAGAGCCACCGTTTGCGCCATTATTTCCATAATAAGCGCCTCTGCCACCGCCCGTAGACGTTATTGTTGAAAATACTGAATTTGAGCCGTTTCCTCCAGCAGTGTCAGTACCGCCGGGAGATGCTGTGCCGCCTGCTCCAACGGTAATTGTGTAATTGCCATTCCCATCGCCGCCAGTGGTTGAAACAGCTAACCCTGTCCCAGTTCTAAAACCACCTGCGCCACCACCACCTCCACCTCCACCTGTAGAACCCCCGCCTCCACCCGCAACCACAAGATAGTTAACCGAAGAAACACCCGTCGGGCAAGTCCAACTTCCCGTAGCCTTAAACTCTTGGTAAACGTAGCTGAATCCTGTGCCAAGCACTTCAAACGTGCCAGACGACAAAAAGGTGTGAACGGTGTAACTACCATCCGTTGTTTTGACACCGCCCATAGCGGTAATGCCAGAAGATGTTAAGTAGCGAACGATTACGATGCCTGAGCCGCCTGCGCCGCCGCTACCACCAGTGGTAGCATTTAGGGTAGAACCGCTGCCACCGCCACCACCCCCAGTATTAGCAGTTCCATTGCTACCATTACTAGCAGTATTTTGTGCGCCTCCATTTCCTCCCCCGCCAGCGCCACCACTACCAGCCGCACCGGGATAGGTACCACCAGCACCGCCACCGCCAGCATAAGTAACGGACGAACCCGAAATAGATGAGGCAGTTCCAGCGCCACCATTACCCCCAGCCCCATTGGGAGAGCCATTCCCTCCAGAGCCTGAAGCACCCCCACCACCGCCACCAGAACCATAAGGCGGGCTTGCCGCAGAGCCTCCATTATTTCCTTGGCTTGGGCTTACTGATGGGGTGTTACCAGAGCCTCCAGATGTACCAGCGTCTAATCCAGAACCACCACCTGATCCGCCACTAGCACCTTGCACCGTATAAGCGCCGCCACCACCGCCTCCAGCAGAGGTAATCGTGCTGAATGTAGCATTGCTTCCAGAACTTCCAACTAAATAAGGTGGCCCTACTGAACTACCCCCTCCCCCTGCTCCAACTGTAACTGTATAAGTAGTTCCAGCAGTAACTGCTAAGCCTGTACCTGTTCTAAACCCTCCAGCGCCTCCTCCACCGCCGCTTCTACCACCACCCCCGCCTCCACCCGCAACAACAAGATATTCAACATCGGCACTTAAAAATAGAGGTGCTACCCAAATAGGCATTCTTCTAGAGGCACTGGATAACGTTCTAGCAGATAATAAAAATATCGACATTAGAAAACCTCAGTGCCAAATGCATTTATAGAAATATTACTTGTCTGCACGTTTGCCTGCAATCTATCATTTGCACCGAGAGTAATACCTAAAGTTAAATGTACCATATCATAACCCAATACTGTTGTATTGAAGGCAATATAACTATTTGTATTTGCCTGCAGACTACTTGGAACAATAGCCAGAGAAAATCTTGAATTATCAGTTCCAACATTGCAAACAGTAATGGAGGAAATAATACTTGTATTTAGTGAGGGGACGGTATAAACTGTTGTTAAAGTATTTGCCAAAGGATTGCTTTGGCCTAAAATTTTTAATTTAGTTGTCATGTTTACATGCCTGAAAGTAACATGGAAAAAATAATAGCATCATCTGGACTAGAACTGGTTGAAGAGGATGTTCCGGGTCCAGATTTCATGGTAACTAGATAAACACTTTCGCCATCAAATGGTGCATCTGTAAAAACAAGCGAATTACTTGAAAAATTATAATGTGTAGATGGTATCTGCAATAAACCATCTATAAAAACTAATGTATTAGATGTTGAAGGATAACCACTAAGATTAAATGTAGTCCCGGTACCATTGCCGGTATAAGTTTCCGTTGCTGCTATTGAAATACTTGTTGTAATACCTGTTAAATTACCACCAATATTGCCGGTATAATTTGGTAGTAATGAAAGAACATTGGCGTAGGATCTAGCATTGGTGAAGTAAAGATTTGTTACTTCTGATACATTCGCTGTGGTTAGTAATGGACTGATATTGGCATACGTTCTTGCATTGGTAAAGTATAGATTGGTACCTTCAACTAGATTACTTGTTGTCAGATTTTGTATAGTATTGGCATAGAGAATATTTGCTCGCAATGCATTAGGTACATTTACATTGCCGGCATTATCAAAGGTGAAACTATTCGTACCAGCAACTATTGTAGTATTGGTATAAACACCTACTAGATTTCCACCAACGTTACCCGTGTATGTCGGTAATAAAGATACCACATTAGCGTAAGTTCTGGCATTGGTGAAGTAAAGATTAGTTACTTCTGATACATTCGCTGTGGTTAAAAGAGGACTGATATTGGCATAGGATCTTGCATTAGTAAAGTAAAGATTGGTACCTTCAGATACATTACTTGTTGTCAGATCTGTTACATTTGCTTTAAGTGCCAGATTGCCTGTTACTGCTGAATAAACTCTCGCATTGGTGAAGTAAAGATTTGTTACTTCTGATACATTCGCTGTGGTTAAAAGAGGACTGATGTTGGCATAGGATCTTGCATTGGTAAAGTATAAATTGGTGCCCTCAACTAGATTACTTGTTGTTAAATTTTGAATAGTATTGGCATAAAGAATATTCGCTCTAACAGCATTGGGTACGTTTACATTTCCTGCATTATCAAATGTGAAGATAAAATTGTTAGCTATAATAATGGTATTGGCTGTCGCACCAACCAAATTCCCGCCTATGTTACCAGTATAATTGGGTAACAAAGATATCACATTAGCGTAATTTCTGGCATTGGTATAGTATAGATTAGCGCCCTCAGTAACATTACTTGTAGTTAAATCTGACACATTAGCCTTCAATGCCAGATTGCCTGTTACTGCGGAATAAACTCTTGCATTAGTATAATAAAGATTTGTTACTTCACTAACATTCGCTGTAGTTAGTAATGGACTAATGTTGGCATAGGTTCTGGCATTGGTATAGTAAAGATTAGCGCCCTCTATCACATTGCTTGTAGTTAAATCTGTAACATTAGCTTTAAGTGCTAAATTACCTGTTACTGCTGAATAAACTCTCGCATTGGTAAAGTAAAGATTAGCGCCCTCTATCACATTGCTTGTAGTTAAATCTGTAACATTAGCTTTAAGTGCTAAATTACCTGTTACTGCTGAATAAACTCTCGCATTGGTAAAGTAAAGATTAGTGCCCTCTACTACATTACTTGTTGTTAGATTTTGAATTGTGTTGGCATAAAGAATATTTGCTCTTAATGCGCCTGGAATATTTACATTACCAGCATTATCAAAAGTGAATGCATAAGAACCAGCTGTGATGGTAGTGTTGGTAAATGACCCAATCAAGTTTCCAGCAACAATATTTCCTGTTACCGAAATATTGCCGGCATAAACATTAGCTGCCGCAATATTCCCTGTGTATGTAGGTAGTAACGAAACAACATTCGCATAAGTTCTAGCGTTGGTGAAATATAAATTAGTGCCCTCAGTAACATTGGTTGTGGTTAAATTTTGTACCACATTAGCATAGATAACGTTTGCTCTAATGGCATTTGGAATACTAATATTACCTGCATTATCGAACGTAAACGCAAATGATCCAGCTGTAATAGTTGTATTAGTAAACGATCCAATCAAGTTTCCAGCAACAATATTTCCTGTTACCGAAATATTACCAGCATAAACATTGGCTGCTGCGATATTTCCTGTATAAAAAGGCAACATCGAAGTAACATTAGCATACGTTCTTGCATTGGTAAAGTAAAGATTGGTACCTTCTGATACATTGCTTGTAGTTAGATCTACTACATTAGCCTTCAATGCCAAATTACCCGTTACTGCGGAATAAACACGCGCATTAGTAAAATATAAATTGGTACCTTCCGACACATTACTTGTTGTAAGATCTGTTACATTGGCTTTGAGTGCTAGATTACTCGTTACTGCAGAATAAACTCTCGCATTGGTAAAGTATAAATTCGTGCCCTCACTTACATCTGTTGTACTAGTTGGTAAATTGTAATAAGTTGATCCATCATTAGTAAATTGCCAAACATCACTTGCTTCATACCATCTGAGGACTACGTTGGCACTTGATCCTCGATTAATTAAAATGCCGGCATCTTGTGTCGGGGATCCAGAATGATTAGAGTTTAAAACAATTTGATTGTCTGCTAAATATATTTCTTCAGCATTAATAATAATGGTATTGCCAGATACTGTTAGATTCCCGGTAACAATTAAATTACCAACAGTTGTTGTAGTTGTGAGATATGATGTTAAATTAGAAAATGCTCGGGCGTTTGTAAAGTATAGATTAGCGCCCTCTATCACATTGCTTGTAGTTAAATCTGACACATTAGCCTTCAATGCCAAATTACCTGTTATGGCAGCATAAGTTCTGGCATTGGTAAAGTAAAGATTAGTTACCTCTGATACATTTGCCGTGGTTAAAAGAGGACTGATGTTGGCATAGGATCTTGCATTGGTGAAGTAAAGATTAGTTACTTCTGATACATTCGCTGTGGTTAAAAGAGGACTGATGTTGGCATAGGATCTTGCATTAGTAAAGTATAATGAAGCGTTTTCAGTAACGTTGTCGGTGTAGATCAGACCCAAATCATTGTAGGTAATTGACGCATTTGCGATGTCGTTACCACTAACGACAAAATTTGCAATATATCTTGATCTGGATGACATTTAATTCTTTTTAAGTTTTATTTATTTGAAAAATTTATAAAATAATGAGTCGTAACATCCCAGC